CCTGCCGGAGGATCATCCGCGGTCGACGCGTGGCGATCGAGCCGTCGACTTGACGCTGCCCGAGTATATCCAGATGGCCGCGATGCGTGGTGTCGAGTATTACGAGGCGGGTCGCGCGGGTGATGGCGTTGTGGATCGTACGATTCGCGAGGCGCGTCTAATGAGTCGCGGCGAAGTGTCGGAGGATAAAGTCATTCGTGTCAGTGCGTGGGCTGCGCGACACCTCGTCGATCTCGAGGCGGAAGATAACCGCGACCCTGACGCCGAAGGATTCCCCGGCGCTGGCGCTGTCGCGTTCTACTTGTGGGGCATTGACCCGCTTGACCCATCGCCGGCGATTCGCTGGTTCGATAAGAAGGCCGACCAGATCCGCGAGGAGGAGCGTAGCCTAATCGCGGCCGCGGGTGGTGCTACCCTTTCTACTATGGATAACGGAGTCGAGACGCGCCGCATTACTGTCAACGAGTTCGAGTTGCGCGACGCAGTCGAGGGCAATGGCATGACGTTCGTTGGGTATGGCGCTGTCTTCAATTCGGATAGTGAGCCGCTGCCGTTCACGGAGCGAATCGCTCCTGGCGCGTTCTCGCGTTCGCTGCGTTCGCGTAACGAAATCAAGATGTTCGTGAACCACGACACGACGCAGGTCCTGGCATCTAAGCGTGCCGGAACCCTGCGCCTGTCCGAGGACACGCATGGCCTCCGCGTCGAGGCTGACCTGCCGGATACGACCGCTGGTCGCGATATGGCATTCCTAATCAAGCGCGGCGACGTCGCCGATATGTCGTTCGGCTTCAGCGTTCCGCGTGGTGGCGATTCGTGGAGTGATGATGGTGCTACGCGCGAACTGCGCGAGGTCCGTCTCCACGAGGTGTCAATCGTAACCGGATTTCCAGCCTACACCTCGACGACTGCTTCGGTGCGTAGCCTGGACGGACTCGTCGAGGCTACCGGCCTTGAGGCTGACAAGCTGAACGCGGCGATCACTGCGCTGGAGAATGGTGACGAACTAGACGAGGCGCACGCTAGTATCCTCGATGCGGCGATTGGCCGGCTGAAGATGCAGCGCGATGATGTGGCGGCTTCGTTGTCGCTGAAGCAGAAGCAGCTAGATGTGCTTCTTGCCCGCGTCTCGTAACCCGGATTATCTGCGTTATTCTGTAAGGGTCTAGCGCGGAGCCGCGCTGGCACTTTCGGATTCGCGGAGCCGCGGCCGGTGGCACTATCAACTCGATACCCTTGAAAGGGGTGGACAATGTCTGATTACATCAATCGACAGCACGAGCTCCGCCAGGCCGCATGGCATGAGGCGAAGCATCTTCTCGATACGGCTGGCGCGGAGAAGCGCGACCTGACCGCTGAGGAGCAGGAGAAGTACGATCGCATCAGCGCGGATCTTGATACGCGTGGCGCGATCATTGAGCAGCTGAAGGCTGACGAGGAGCGCGCTGCGCGTCTCGACGCTGCCGCTGCTGAGCTCCGCACGGACGAGGCTCCGGCCGGCGACGACACGGATGCTGAGACGATCCGCGCGATGGCGCGTGGCGAGGTTCGCTCGTACAACTTCGAGAAGCGTGACGTCCTCACGTCAACGAGTGGCGCTCCCGTTCCGACCTCGTTCTACGATCAGGTGATCCTCAAGGCTCGCCTCGTCGGTCCCATGCTCGACGTCCCGACTCAGCTCAACACGACCAGTGGCGAGACGATTCAGGTCCCGAGCCTGTCCGCGTACTCCTCGTCCGCTACCGTCACGGCGCAGGGCGCGAACTTCTCGGAGAGCGATCCGACGTTCAACTCGTTCGTCAATCTCGGCGCGTTCAAGTACGGCTTCCTGATTCAGGTCAGCCGCGAGATGATCGAGGACTCGGGTGTCGATCTTCTCGGCTTCCTCGCCGACCAGGTCGGTAATGGTCTGGGCTTCAACGTCCAGAACGCTCTTACCGTCGGCACGGGCACGGTTCAGCCGCAGGGCATCGTCACCGCTGCTGGTTCGGGCATCACCGGTGGAACGGGTGTCTCCGGTGCGTTCACCGCTGACAACCTGATCGACCTGTACTACAGCCTCGACGGTGCAGCTCGTCTGCTTCCGGGCGTCGGCTGGATGATGAACGGCGCCTCGATCGGTGCCGTCCGCAAGCTCAAGGACACCGCTGGTAACTACATCTTCAGCCCCGCGGCTGACGGTAACCAGCGCGACCTCCTGCTCGGACGTCCCGTGTACGAGAACCCGCATGTCGCCTCGGCTGCTACGTCGGCCAAGTCGGTCATCGCTGGTCACATGCCGAGCTTCTTCGTCCGTTCCGTCGGTGGCATCCGCCTCGACCGGTCCGACGACTTCGCGTTCAACGCGGACCTCGTGACGTTCCGCGCTTCGATGCGCGTGGACGGTGCTCTGCCGCAGAGCTCGCACATCAAGTACTTCATCGGTGGCGCTTCCTAATCCGTAGCGTCTAGTGGTACGCTAAGGGCCGTCAATCCTATTCGGGATTGGCGGCCTTTAGTCTTTGGGAGGGAACCCGTTGGCGAATCGAGCAGACCGTAGACACGGCGCGAAGACGCTGGCGAAGACGCCAGGCGTCACACCGCAGCGCGTAACGTGGTGTAGTAATAGTCCATTCGCTGCTACGGGTTATGGCGTGCAGACGGCGCAAGTTGTGGAGCGCCTAGCGCGTGACGGGCATGAGATCGCCGTCGCATGCAACTTCGGGCTGCAGGGCAACTCGACGGAGTGGAATGGAATCAAGCTCTACCCGACGGGCGTAACGCCGTACTCGGATGATATTCTCCGCGCGCATTCGCAGCATTGGGAGTCGATGTCTAGTCTGCCTGGACTCGTCATGATCCTCTTTGATGTGTGGGCGTTGACGAATCCGAACATCGCGAAGATCCCGAAGATCGCTGCGTGGGCGCCGATCGATCACAAGCCATCGCCGCCCGACGTGACTAAGTGGTTGGCGCGGCCGAACGTGATGCCGATTGCGATGAGTAAGTTCGGCGCGGACATGATGGAACTTGACGGCCTCGAGCATCTCTACGTTCCGCACGCTGTAGACAAAGTCTTCAAGCCTACGGAATCGTTTGCTGACGCGGCGGGTAAGCGGGTCCGTGGTCGCGACCTGATGGGTATCGATGATTCCGACGCGTTCGTCGTGATGATGAACTCGGCGAATAAGGGGAGGACGCCGCCGCGTAAGTGCTGGGGTGAGAATCTCCTAGCGTTCGGTGTCTTCGCTGCGGATCATCCCGACGCGATCTTGTATCTCCACACGGATCAGAGTGCTGGCCTCGGCGGTGTGGATCTTGTGCAGCTGATTCGCGCGTGCGGTATCAAGCCTGAACAGGTCCGCTTTGTCGATCAGTACCTCTACCGGATGAACCTCCCACAGCACGCCCTAGCGGCGCTCTACACGGACGCGGACGTTCTCCTAGCCACCAGTGCAGGAGAAGGCTTCGGCGTGCCTGTAATCGAAGCGCAGGCGTGCGGAACGCCCGTCATCGTTTCGGACTGGACAGCGCAGACAGAATTGTGTGGCGATGGGTGGCTCGTCGACGGCCAGCCGTTGTGGGACCCGAACCAGCATTCGTGGTTCTTCACGCCGAACGTGTCGCAGATCGTGTCGAGTCTGCGCGAAGCGTACGAGCGGAAGCGTGGCAAGAGTGAGAAGGCCATCGCGTTTGCTGCGGCTTACGATGCGGACGTCGTCTATGAGGAGCATTGGCGGCCGGCGATGGAACGTCTCGCGACGTGGCGCCCGTGAAGCCGACGGTAATCATTCCCGTCCTCGGCGCGCACGACCTCCTCGAGCGTTGCATCCGTAGCCTGAACGGTTACGCCAGCCGGATCATCATCATTGACAATGGGGACGCGCTCGACCGGGACGCCGTGACTGAGTGGATTAGTGGCGCGGATGTGTATGTATGGCGGATGCCGACGGCGCTCAGCGTCGCCGCGTCGTGGAACCTCGGCATAAAAGCGACACCATTCGAGGATGGTTGGCTGCTCTTGAACTCGGATGCCTGGTTCCCCGACGGGTTGTCTGCCGAGTATGCGGACTCGTTGTCGTTTGATCGGATCGTGCTGGCGGGGGCGCCGCCGTGGTGTTGCGCGTGGATCGGGTCCGAAGTGGTGCGCCGTGTCGGCCTATTCTGTGAACGCTTCCACCCCGCCTACTTTGAAGATAATGATTACGAGCGGCGCGCGCATATCGTCGGCATGGAGATCCTGCATTCGGATGCAAATGTGCATCATGAGAACTCGTCGACGCTAGCTCGGAACCCGCACTACGCGACACGGAACGCGAAGACGTTCGCCACCAATCAAGCATTCTATGATTATCGGTGGGCGAACCTGAGCGCGGACGGCTTGCCACAGTCGCACGAGTGGAGCCTTACGACGCGCGTTCGGAATGCGTGGGAGATCATCGAATGATCCAGACGCTCCTCGTAGGGTACGGGTATTGGGGTCGCATCCTTGCCGAGAATCTGACGCAGCACCCGACGTTCTTCCTCGCCGGCGTGCAGGACGCGAATCAGAGTGTGATCCTCGACGCGCGCGCCAATAATCTGCACGCCTA